GCATGCGGTTCATGCTCTTAATCGGCCACGATGGCAAGCCCCAAGGCCGACGAGAAGATCGCGAAACGCTTCGGCCTCGCGCAGACGATTAAGAGCATGAACCGCATGCTCATCATGGACGCCAAGGACAAGTACGAGAAGAAGGGGAACAACTTCACCGGGCTCGCGGGTGTGGTGGACAAGTTCGAGTCTGCCATCGCCGCGGCCTCGCGCACACCGCGCACCAAGCTGCTGGGTGAGTCGTCACCGGGGCTCAACTCGTCGGGCGCGGGCGAGGAGCAGGATTATGACAAGAGCATCGCGAGCGAGCAGGCTGTTGTATGTCGAGGCCCCATCGCCAAGTGGTACAAGGTGCTGTGCGCGCACCTGTTCGGATCCCAGCCTCCTGGGTTCAAGTTCACATTCAACCCGCTACGTGTTGAGAGCAAGAAAGATAAGGCCGACCGCGAGCTAGTGCAGGCCACCACGCGCAAGGCATACGTCGAGTGCATGGCGCTCCCCGCTGCTGCCGTCACCAGGCAGCTCAAGGAAGAGGACTTCATGCCAATGCTCGAAGACGCGGACGTGAGTATGGTATCTGAGGTCGAGGCGGCGGGGCATGAGCAGACGGCACGCCTGGCCGAGCTTGCGGCGTTGAAGCTGCAACCGCCAGAGGCCGCGCAGCCGAGCAACGTCGGGTCGTCCGAAGCAACACCCGTCGCCCCCGTGGCCGAGGCTACGCAGCTCACGCTTACCCCGGCCATGCAAGGGTCAATCGTCACCGTCAACCAAGCCCTTGCACAGATGGGCTTCCCCCCGTGGCCGGGCGATGACGGTAACCTGACCATCACAGAGTTCACGGCGAAGCACGGGGCGGTGATTGCAAAGGCAGTGGAAGCAGACGCAGGCGGTCCGGAGCCTGCGCCCGTGATTCAAAACCCCAAGATGGGCGAACAGAAACCGAAGACGAAAGGAAAATGAACCATGAAAGAATCAGACAACAGCCGCCACACTGCCAACGCTGCCCGCGTGGCGCTCGCCAACAACGGAAAGCTGCGCATCTATGACACTACCGGCGGTGCGGCGCCCGCCAACGTGGCGGCATCTCTCGGAAGTCACGTGATGCTTGTCGAGCACACTTTGGCTGCAACCGCATTCACGGACAGCAACGGCGTTGCTACTGCGGCGGCCATTGCCAACGCCACAAACGCAGCCAACGGAACGGCGCAGTTTGCGCGCGTGTATGCCAGCGACGGCACGACGGCACTGTGGCAAATGGTAGTCGCAACGAGCGGCGCAGAAGTAACGGTTCCGTCATTGACTTACACTTCCGGGCTGACGTCTACGATCACCTCGGTTGTTGTGAATCAGCCTGACGGGGCGTAATAGCTAGGATCGAACCGGACCATGGCCAGTCCGCTCGGGTGCACGACAGTAGTGTCCGGCACCACCGGGGCAACCCGGACGCCGAACTTTACTACTCTTGCGGGGTATACCCCTCAGAAGTACGACTGGCAGTTAGTGTTTGTGTTCGCCAATTTCGCGAATGCGAACACGTGCACATTCACACCGCCAACAGGGCAGGGATGGGGACTCCTCACAGCCAGCGCGGACCAGTCGCCCGATAGCACGCACCACTTCGCGATATTCAAGAAGCAGTGGGGTGCCGGCTACACAGATGTGACCAACCCCGTGTTCACCGTGAATACGGGAACTGTCTGGGGCGCCGTGGGCGAGGTGTGGCGCTCGCCTTCCGGGCAGTGGGATCCGACGGCGCCGATTCGGGATAGCGCGGTCACGGTGGTCGGTTCAGGTGCGACTATGACCATGACCGCGCCAGCAACGGCGGCCAATGCCGTTGCTGGTGACACTCGTGTCCACGTCTATATTTCGTGCGACAACAACACCCCCAACACCAAGCAGGCATCGGGTGACAGCTACGCGATCAACGGCACTGCAGTCAACGTCAATACGACAGCCAATGGCTACAGCTTGGGCGTAGTCTATCGAGACAACGTGGCGGCGGGCGCAGTCGCAACAGCGACGCTCTTACAGACGGCAAACGGGGCAGACAATTGGGTCGCGTGGACGTTCCTTTTCGTACCAGGGCCAGCCCCACCAGAGGTGTACTCGACCAGCCTGGAGTCAACATACGCACGCATCAATATAGAAAACGACGCCCCCGCGGGAAGTACCATCACCACGGGCGCCACCGCGACGAAATGGTGGAGGATGCCAGATCCCGGCGTGGCTCCGTGGTCACGCGCAAGGGGTGACACCGTTGGCATCTATCTGGAGAATGCCTCATACAATCAGTACCAGTGCAATTTCACGATTCGTTGGGACCAGGTAGACGGTTCGACCGTCATAGGGACCATTGGGCTCGACCTGAACGGCAGCGAGAACCTGATGGCCCAGCACGATTTCGCAAGCTTTACCACCGACTACGTCACCGCAAAAGGTTGGATCGGTTGCGGCCACATGGTGGTGGTTGGCGCGACATCGGCGACTATCTACATGTGGTACCAGTTGGGGTCAAGCGGGACCGTTCAAGGCCCGTACAGCACGACGATTGACTACTCAGTTGTCGGGTTTGCAGATCTCACATTTGACCACGTCGGCGGATTTTACGATTGTTCCGACGACTACTCAGCGACCGACGCGTCCAACACCTACAACCTGACGATTGTTGCAGGTGCAAGCGTGCCATCGAACGCTGTTATTCAGGCGATGCTTGCGGCGGATGCGACCCCATACACGGGATGCTGGGCACACTATCGGCAGAGGTGGATCGTGGGGCCGATAGCCGCGAGCTACACGGACGACAGCGGTCACAGCCGAAACATGAATCCCGGCATCCTCACCGGGGCTGCCGGACCAGAAGCTCCGACGTTTAACAGCGGTGCAACTGATACGTCGATCAATGCGTCTGCTGCTGGCGCTACTTCAGCCGTTACAGCAGGCCAGAGCATACCGGCGTCCGTTTCAGCTTCGGCGGCCGGTTCTACCGCCGCGATTGTGGCCACACAACAGATGCCCACCGTGGTATCAACAACAGCCGGCGCCGCCACCGCTGGCGTTGTTGCCACGCAGCTTACCCCATCAAGCGCTTCTGCGCTCGCAGCCGGCGCAACCTGCACGATGGCAGCCTCACAAGCCGCAGCGTCTGTCGTGGTGGCGTCTGCCGCCGCAGCCACCGCTACAGCCGGCGCTACGCAGATCACGCCGATAGCAATCGCCGCGTCGGCAGCCGGGGCCTCCTGTTCGGTGGTCGCGTCAACGGAGGTGAACGGGGCTACCGTCAACGCCAACGCCAACGCCGCGACGGCGGCAGCATCCGCCACACAGGTCACTTCGGTAGCAGTCGCAGCAACCGTCGCCGGTGCTACAGCATCGGCGACCGCTGGACAAACGCATTCGGCGGCAGTGCTGGCGTCAGCGGGAGCATCCACGGCAGCGGTCGTGGCCGGGCAACAGTGCACCATCGAAGTCGTGGCCGTGGCCGGCGCCGCTACCGCGAGCGCAACCGCATCACAGGTCATAGCGGCTACCATCAACGCGAGTGCAGCAGGCGCAACCTGCGCGGCGGTAGCCTCACCAGGTCTCGTTGGTGCTGTCGTTACAGCGTTTGCGGCGGGGGCGACTTGCGCCGCGTCGGCAACTCAGATCACTGCCACGACCGTCAACGCTTCGGCCGGCGCTGCAACGTGCTCGGCTGTCGCAAGACAATCAACCGGCGCAACTGTCGCGGCGTCCTGCGCGGGCGCAACGGCAAGCATCTCGGCAACGCAAGTCACGCCTGCCGTGATCAATGCTACGTGTGCGGGAGCAACATGCGAGGCTTACGCATCGCCTGGATTGTCAGGTGCAGGCATCAACGCCAACGCGGCGGGCGCCACGTGTTCGGTCGTCGCCACGCAGGTAATGTCTGCCGCTGTGGATGCAACAGCGGGGGCGGCCACGGCTACAGTAACGGCAGGCCAATCAATCGCCGCGACCGTCGCCGCGACGTGTGCAGGCGCAACCGCGAGCGCAACGTCAACACAGGTTACGCCTGCAACTATCACGGCAGCGTGCGCGGGCGCGACGTGTGAGGCTGTTGCTGGGCACGGTGGCTTGATAGTCAGCGCATTCGCGGCCGGGGCGACCTCGGACACCAGCGCAGGACAAGAACACACACTTTCTGTTTCGGCGGCGTGCGGGTTGGCTGCTTGCTCGGTTGTGGCAGACAGCGGTGCGCCTATCGTGTATCCCGGCCATTGGGCACTCGTGCCTAGCACAATTCTGGTGTGGCAGCCTCGCAGTGGATGGTCCTTGTTTCCTGGTCGGAGCGTGACTTGGGTGCATCCTGTGGGCATGTGAAAACTTCAACCTTTACTTTAACAATTCTCGGGGCTACCATCGCTTGAGATGGCATAGATGCTGCACGTAAATATCGCACAGATTGTCCGGCCTGGCTTCGTCGCTCCTGGGCATCGAAGCGAGCGGTTCCGCGTGCGGAGCCCGCGCAAGCTGCGCCCCGTGATGCCAGCGAAGGAAAACGAGCTGTACTACCGGGCCGAGTTGCACGAGATCGTGCGCGGCCTTCGAGCCTGGGCACGGCAGCACTTGATTCCCGGCCTGCGCGGGCACTTCCCCGGCAAGTTCGCCCACGATGCGAAACTGGCGCCAGCGGCGGCAGATGTCATCGCCGAGAAGCAGCGCTCGTTTGCCAAGGTCACACCTCGCGCGCAGGCCCTAGGCGCCAAGGTTGTCAGCAAGAACATCAAGACCGTTGACGAGCGCTTGGCCAACTCGGTGCGCGCATCCATGGACATCAACATCGAGCCGTTTCTCACGGACACCCCGCGTATCCGCGAGTTGATGGGCGAGAAGCTGATCGAGAACGTCGATTTGATTGAGTCCATCCCCAGCCAGTATTTTCAAGACGTGGCCAACGCCGTGGCGAAGAACTGGGAGGCGGGCACCAACTACGAAACCTTGACCGAGGCCATCGAGAAGGTGGGCGATGTCACCGACTCGCGCGCGGCGCTCATTGCGCGCGACCAAACGGGCAAGCTGTCCGGGGCTTTCAATCAGGTGCGGCAGACCGACCTAGGGATCAAGCTGTACGGTTGGATCTGCACGCACATGAACACGCGGCCGGAACACCTGGCCATGGAAAAGCTGGACGTGGGCTATGGCCCCGGCGTCTTCTCGTGGGAAGAAGAAGGCCCGCTTGAGGGCACCATCGACGGCGAGCCTTGTCACCCCGGAGAAGACATCAACTGTAGATGCGGCGCCATTCCGCACATCGATTTGGAAGACCTCGTCAACTCCATGGGCTACGGGGGCAACTAATGGAAACCTGTTTTTCTTATGACCGATTCGAGCTGCCCGAGCAGTCCCAGCGGGTGATCAACGAGAACAACTTCCTGTCGGCCCCTGCGGCGATTGCGTGCGTGGGTGTGCAGACGTACCGTGTGCGCGAAATCTTCACATCAGATGGTCAGTCCGCGTTCCCACTCAAGAAGCCCGACGATACGGTCAAGCTGTTCCGCCCTGCCGACGAGGTAGGGGCTGCCGATGCCATCAAGAGTTTCGAGCAGGCGTCCGTCACGCTTGGGCACCCTGACCCCATTGCGTACCCCGCGGGCGTGACTGCTGACTGTTGGTCGCAGCTCGCCAAGGGTCACGCTTCCGATTGCTCATTCGACCGCAAGGCGGGGCTGGTGAAAGCGACGCTTCACGTGCGCGACGCTAAGGCCGTGGACGCCATCAACAAGGGTGTCCAGCAGTTGTCGGCCGGGTACAAGTACGCCATCGATCGCACGCCGGGGATCGACCCTGACACGGGCGAGGCATACGACGCCGTCCAGCGCAAGATTCGCGCGAACCACATCGCGATTGTTCCGAGCGGACGAGGCGGCCCATCATGCCGTGTCGCCGATGAAGACACCCAACCGAAGGAAGCGAAAATGAAGCGCACTGTTCAATTCAAAGGGGTGGCCTACTCACTCGACGAGACGGAAGCAAGCCTCGTTGAGACGTTGGTCAAAGACTTGGCGACGTCGCAAGACGCTCTCACCACTGCGCAGTCCGCGCACGGGGAGGCGGTGGCAAAGCTGGCCACCGAGCACGTGGCCAAGGTCAAAGAGCTTGAGGCGAAGATCGTCACGCCCGAGCAGCTTGCGGTCATGGTGCAGGACCACGCCACGGTTCTGTCCGACTGCGCGCGACTGTGCCCCAAGGTGAAGCCCGAGGGCTCTGCCGGTGCCGTCCGTCGCGCCATGCTGGGCGACATCACGGGCCGCGACGAGCACGCCAAGCGCGTGGCCGACGCCGTCCTGGTCGGGGTTGCCCTCGACAATGCCGACGATGCGACGGTGCAGGTTGCTCTCCGCACGGTCATCGCCGCCAGCGCGAACGATGAAAACACCGCACGCCGCGAGCAGCAGGCGCGCAACCTGGCCAACCCCACCGTGGTCGGCCAGAAGAAGATCTCCGCGAAGTCCGACGATGCCTCGGACGTGGAAGAAGTTTCGGTTGAAGCTGCGACCCGCAAGCAGAACAACCGCTGGCAGGAAAAGCGTCAGTAAGGCGCGGGGAAACGTAACTCTCAACATCAACGAAAGACGAAGAAAATGGCAGTAGATCTCAGCTCCCCCGGTGGCCTTCTGGCTGGACTCGGCTATGAAGGACAAATTGCGACGGGCGTGCCTAGCACCATCCGTTCGCGCGTGAATAGCGGCGCGTCCGCTATCCCCTTTGGGCGTGCGGTCGCAAAGGGCACCACGACCGGCACCTGCAAGCTGCTTGCGGCAACCACGGATGTCATCGTGGGCATCTCAGTCATGCGCCCCCTGCACCCGCTGTTGTCGGGCGCGGTTGCGTTCAACCAGTACGATGATGTTCCCTTGCTCAACGAGGGGGAGATCTACGCTAAGGCCTCGGAGACTGTCGTCGATGGCGACGGCGTGATCGCCCTGGTTGGCGGTGGCGGCACGCTCGGCTCGGCCCGCGTGGGCAAGGCCGACACCGCGGGCCGTCTGACGATCCCCAACGCCTTCTGGGTGGGCGACGTGGTCAGCGGACAAATCGGCAAGATCGCCATCAACACGGGCGCAACCATCTACTCGGCGACCTAAGTCGCGGGGCACTTCAAAACTTTCAACAGGAGACACAGAAACATGAGCCTTCAAATCCTCATCCCCAAGACTGAACTGGTCGTGGTCCACGACGGCAACGAGCTGGTGGAAAAGAAGATGCGCACCAACCGCTTGGAGCAGTTGCGCAGCTTCTTCGCCAAGCACTCGGACATCCTCGCGGACGCCCCGCAGGGCGCGATTGCCCAGGACGCGAACGAAGCGACTTCGTTCGTGGTCCCGCAGCTCGCCTACACCGAGGCGATCATGTACATGAAGCAGTACACCCCGATGCGCTTCCGGGACGTGCTGCCCATCTCCAACGAGGCGGGCGAGTGGGCGCAGTCCATTCGTTACGAGAAGGGGGACATCGTCGGCCAAGCGGACTTCGGTTCGGACATGGGCGACGACATGCCCTTCGCGGACGTGCAGTATGACGAGTCCATCCGGAACGTCGGGCACATCCCCATGGGCTACCGCTACTCCTTTCAGGAGTTGCGCGAGACTGCCTACCTTCGTCGCCCGCTCAACGAGCGGCGCCTCGCCGCCGCTCAGGAAATGGTTGAGCGTCGGCTTAACTACACCGCGTTCTTCGGCAGCACCAAGAAGAACCTGACGGGGCTTTTCAACACGGACAGCATCCCGCAGGCCGTGGCCACCACGGGCGCGTGGGACACCGCAGGCACCGCAGCGGCCACCATCCTGGCAGATCTGAACCAGGGGTTGAACGCTGTCTA